TATAAAATGGTTTACCTTCTTTCGTATGAAAGTAAATAATAACACCTTTCATTTTATTGTCTTTAGATAAACATATATTTTGAAATTGTGTACCGTCTTCATCTTCATAACATTCATCTAATGTATCATATAAATATGAGGCGTAATCAGGATATTCTGTAAATTTGGTTTCTAAAAAATCACATTCATCAAGATCACAAACTTCCATCTGAAGCTGCATTTGAATCCAATACTCTTTTTTTGGGATTCCATCAATTTCGCGATTAACGATATTCTTAATTTCTAGCATACGTCCATAGCGTTGTGAACTTTTATCAATATTAATTCCATCTGGAGATGCCCCTAAGAATAAATATGTTTCGTGTTGAATACATCCAAATTCTTCAATTTTTGTATTATACTTATGTTCATATATTTTTACAGAAAGAGGTTCGTATTTTTGTCCCCAATGGAGTGTTGTGTTAGTATTAACCATTATTACTTCTTTTATATCATTTTCTGTTTCTAAAGTATCATTATTATCTATATATAAACTTTGATTTAATGTTTGACATTTTTCATATATAAGTTGATTTTTTACTGTTTGGTTTTCAAAAGCTTTATATGCGTTTGAAGCAGTAATTAAATTATGACGAAACTCATACCATTCTTTAGTTCGTTGTATTGGTTGTAATTTATGTTTTAATCTATTAAGTTGTTCGTCAACATATTCTATATTAGGTTCTTTAATGATTATTGTATTATCATAAGAACGCGGTGGCATAAAATGTTTAAAGAAATCATTTTTTACATATTCAATAACTTCTTCCATTTCATCTTCAGCATCATCAGTATAAAATATATCTGAATCAAACTGTGAATGCATTAATTGTTTAATATTTTCATCTAGTATATCATGAAAATCTGGTTCAGATATAAGAGTAGGATGATCTTTAACAAATTCTTCCATTAGATATGTACAAGTTTGATATAATTCCAAATATTCTTCATCATTAAAGTATTTTGGTTCTTCTTCTGGAATAATTGAATCAGTAACATCAATCATTTCACAACCATGGTTGTTCATCTTTATATTATATATATATATATTGTTTTTATACTTTTTACAATTATTATTTTTTGCTGTTTATTTGTCATCATAATGATTAGTCATCTTTATCTGATTCAGATTCATTTTTAATATTTTTAGCTGTTCCTTGTTTTTTCTTGGGTGATAATCCTTTTAAAGTTGATACTCTTTTATCAATATTTTTAAGTGTAAAATGATTAGATTGTTTATTATAGCATAATATAGGTATATCTTTAATTTCTCCAGTCTCTTTATTATAATTAACATCTTTCACACGTTGAAGTTTTTTTTTATCAAGACAATCTTTAAAAAACAGAATTAATTGGTCATATTCAATATCTGTTAAATTATTTGAAGCCTTATAATTATTAGCAAATATTATGAGTTTCTTTGTTTTGGCTGTTTTATCCAATTTGCTCCAAGGTTCATTTGAATTAGTTATTTTTTCATTTTCAAGAAATTTGTCTAAATTAGCGAGGTCATTTGAAGATTTAATTTCATGACATTGAACGCCATTTAGAACCAAAGATTTATATTTAAGTATCTTTAACTCATTAGAATTTAAACTTTGTATTTCTTTGCTCATTTTATATACTATATTGTAAAATAGATTTTAACTCAGTTTTTAATAATAATATTAATTCAATATAAATTTAGAATTAGAATAATATGTAATATTTATGGACAATGATAATAGTACAAAAAAAATAATAATAGAAGAAATAAAACAAACCAAAAAAATTAATTGTAAAAAAGAGAAAAAAATGAGAGTTGAAACAAAAACTTGGGGTTTAAATGATGAAGAATTAACTCATCATAGACAGTTAGAGTTTTTAATTTCAGACAATTTTATTCCAAATTATAATAATGATAAATATATATCAAAACTAACAAGTCACATAAAAAATAAAATTTATAATTATAAACAACAAGATATAATTAAAAAAAAGTTAAATGAAAATTATTTTGTTAGTTTTGAAGAAACAGTAGATCTTTTGAAAAAATGTAATATGAAATGTTGCTATTGTTCTAATGAAGTTTATATATTATATGAACGTGTAAGAGAAATGAAACAATGGTCTCTTGATAGAATTAATAATGATATAGGACATAATAAAGGTAATTTAGTTATAGCTTGTTTAGAATGTAATTTGAAAAGAAGAAGAACTAACAAAGATGCGTTCATGTTTACAAAAAATATGATTATAATTAAAGAAGGAAATGATAAATCTTCAATGGTATAAAATATACCTAAATTTCCAAATGTCAAAATTTCCAAATGTCAAAATTTCCAAATGTCAAAATTTCCAAATGAATTACACTTGCTCTAAATGCTCTAAATGCTTTTAACGCACATTGTATGAAGTAATCTGTTTGCTAAATATACTACGAAAGAGTTCAATAATATGAAAATAGAATTTACTATGAACATCACATTTACTTTCTTAATATTTGTAAGCATAAAGTAAGCTATTGATATAGCACTCATAACAAATGCAATCCCAAAGAAAATAGACATTGCATAGAAATACACACAATACTCTCTTGGGAGAGGACCGAAATATTCTTCCATAAAAGAAGCCATAATAATATTAATTTAGATATTAAATTATTAGTGCGTACTCTAAATAATTTAGGAATAAAACTACTTAAATAAATTGTTCAAAATTAAATAATGACTTATTCGAATTATACAACTCAAAATGCTTTATTGCTTAAAAATTTAATGACTTTTTATAAGACTAACGATTTAAACGAAAATTATAATCCCAATAATAATTTAGATAAAATGCTAAAGATTATTACTGGAGATTCAAAAATATCTTTACGAATTGTTGATTGGTTTACCACTAATTATGCTAAAAAGCATTATACACTTTATGTAATTGAAGGTACACAAGATAATGTCACAAGACGTTTTAAAGTTTATGATGATTATAAACTCAAATTAAAAGCTTATTCTAAGAAACGGTTTGACCCATTTTGTCGTTGGGAACGTATAAGTATTCCTTATACAAACGGTACATTTATTGAAACCACTATTGGACAACTTAACTTCTTTAAATGGGCAATTGAAAATAAAGTTATTGATTATATTGAAGAAAATTACAGTGATATTGAAAAAGATATGAACAATCGTAATAGTACTTCTAAACGTAAGGAGACTGTTAATGATAACTCTAAGACCAGAAAGAAAAGAGAAGAACTTTCTATTTCAGCAACTAAAAGTATCAAAAAAGAAAAGGTTGAAATAGTTGTGCAGTTTAATTAATATTTACAAATAATATGAATAATATACAAAAAAGATTTATATTATTTTTATTTGGTTGTATTGGAACTAGAAGTTTGTTAGTTTATCTCGCAAAGACAACTAACAACACATTTTTAATGTGTTTGGGTTATTTAGCACTATTGCCAGCTATAGGATTTTTTTATTTTTATTTTACAGGAACAAGAAAAACAGGGGCTGAAGTATTTGGTAATAAAATATGGTGGAATGATTTAAGACCAATTCATGGTTTATTATATTCTTTATTTGCTTATAATGCTATAATTGGAAATAAAAACGCTTGGATATATTTGTTAGTTGATGTATTATTTGGTCTCGCTAGTTTTTTGATTTTTCATTATTATAATAGTGATTTTTCAATTTAAAAACTAACAACATAATAGGATATGGGAAATACTCAATCTATAAAAAAAATAAATTTTGAAGATATGCAAACAGTTATTAAAAACACTGAAGGTTATTTAATCATTAATACATTGCCACTTTGCGAACAACAATGTCTTATAGTAAACACAACATTAGCAATTGATGAAGAAAAAATTATCAATAGATGTATAAAAGAAAATAAAAGTATTAGAATTATTATTTATGGAAAAAATTGTAATGACGAAACAATTGATAAAAAATATCAACAATTATATTCAATTGGATTTTATAACATTTGGGTTTATTCAGGAGGAATGTTTGAATGGTTAATGCTTCAAGATATTTATGGAAAAGACATGTTTCAAACTACAAAACAAGAATTAGATATTTTAAAATATAAATCAAACCAGTTACTAAGTATTGGGTTATTAGAATATTAGTGATTGCACACTTTCTAATGTTCTTGATTATTATTTTCTAATGCTTGATTTGACAATTGATCAGCACGTTTATTGTTTTTTCTATAAATATGATTAAAAATTATATAAGTAAATTGTTCAGTTAGTTTAATAACTTCATCATAATATGTATATAGATTTGGATTTTTAATTTTATATAATTTATTTACTTGATTGATTATAAGTAAACTGTCTCCATATACAGAAATAGATTTTATGCCTAATTCAAGTGCTGTTTTAAGTCCATATAGTAATGCAGAATATTCCGCTTCATTATTTGTTTTTTTATCTCCAATATATTTACAAGATGCCCAATACTCTTCGTCATTTTGGTAAATAACAACTCCTATTCCTGCTGGTCCTGGATTACCTTTACTGCATCCATCAAAATATAATGTAAATTCAGTATATAAAGGATAAATTTTTGCTCTTGCATTTTTAGTTGTTATTACACTTGATAATCGTAAAATTAGTTTATTATTATTATTCATGGTTATGTATTATATGTTATGTGTATATAATATAAATATATTTCAATTATATTATATATATATATAATATAATGGTTCCTACAAAACTTCTAGGGTTGTTTTTAGCTTTTTTATCTTTTGTATCCTTCATATTAGGAGATACTGAATGTCCAATTGTTAATTCAATTGGAGATCGAAGAAAAGATAAAAATAGTTTGCGTTTAGTTCAATACAATGTTGAATGGTTATTTATTGACTATTATGAAGGAATGGATTGTCCCGGAAATGGTTGTACTTGGCATTCAATACCAGATGCTCAAACACATATGTTTTATATTGCTAATACAATTAAAACATTACAACCTGATATTATTAATTTTTGTGAAGTAGAAGGTTGTGATGAATTAAATATGTTAAAAGA